TATGCTCTGGATGCGGAAGTTGGACTAACAGCAGAACTCGCTGAAAGATTCAGAAACGAACTTAACGAGAAACACAAAGGAAAACATCTTATTTTTGGAGATCCAATTGTGATGAGAGAAGAAGACGGCGAAAGGATTTATTCTTATCGCTGTGCGGTTTTACCGGGAGGTTCAAGATTACACGAAGGAGGATATAAAGAGTGAAACCCGGTGACTTGGTAAAAGCACACAATAAAGCACAAACTATTGGGGTTGTTATGTGTGTTGAGGCATCCCGTATACAGGTTCTTGCCGAGGGCGAAATGTGCTGGTGGTGGGAACATAATGCGACGATTATTTCAGAGGTTGTAAGTGAAAGTCGGTGATGATTTTGACGGAAACAAAAAATAAGATTATAAAACATCCGTATATTTGGGTAGAATATGAATGGGAAGTCCTAGAAGAAAACATCCCAGGAAAAGAAGTCTATCCTCCAATGACAGCACTTCACGATGTTATGTTTATGAGGCTCCGCAGATTGAGCGACGGATTTATTTATGAGACCAGGCAAAAAGAGCAAGATACTGATTAGTTCTTGTGTGTTTGGAAATAGAGTAAGGTGGAATGCTAGCCATCGTCGCTATCAAGAGGTCCACGACTGGGCAGAAGCTAATGACTTTGAACTTATCCCAGTTTGCCCAGAGTTTGAACTTTTTGGTGTCCCAAGGAAGTCAATCAGGCTCCGTCAAAAAGATGACGAAGTTTTGGGAATTATGGGCAACCAAGAAGTTTTCGGGCAACTAAAAGAAAAGTGTAAAGAGATAGCAGAAAGGCATAGTGACGTAGTTGGCTTCATAGGGTTCTCTAACTCGCCATCTTGTGGTCTATCTACAGGTGTAAAGGGCAGAGGATCGACAATAAAAGCACCTATGCATCAGAGTCTTGACTGTCCCACTACCGAAGCAAGCTCAATGAGAACAGAAGCAAACAGAAGTAGGTTTTTGGAACGAATCAAAAAATATATATAATATGATATGGTTCTTCCTGGAATATCCAATAATAAGCGGATTGATTTACTCCGTTGTGTTAGGATTACCATCAGGACTAGCAATCGTATGGAGCTTGAGAGATTTTGAAAAGCCACCCGAAAAAGATAAAACTGGGTGGGACGATGAATGGGATTTATAATGAAGACTGGTGATTTAGTACAAAGCAACATCTTTGAGAAAACTGGTTCCGGTACTTACGGGCTAGTAACGGGACCCTATGAAAAGATACCTGGGTATTGGAGTGTTCAATGGGCTGCGGATGACTGGGAGCTTACCCACGGTATTGTGGGAATATATGAAATTAGTGAAAAAGATTTAGTGGTGGTATCAGAGGCGTGAGAGCAGGTGATCTAGTAAGATTCAGACAATGTACTTTCCATGGTACACCCAAAGTCTATTCAGAATGGAAGATTGGATTATTGCTAGAATATGAGTCTTGGTATAAAATAGCTAAAATAAGTTATAACGGTGAGATTGTTTCAGTACATGGCAGTGACGCCGAGATTCACCAACAAGCCAAAAGAAAACGCAAGAACTAATTATACCTATAGAGGAGGTTCTATAGATATGCAAGAAAGAATCGACAAAGCACTTGGGAAATGGGCGTCACGCAAACTTATTGTTTGGGGCACATCCACAGTTTTTTTGGCTATGGGTTCATTGACAAGTAGTGATTGGGTTGCTGTATCTTTAGCCTATATCGGACTACAGGGTGCTGCTGATATTGCAGCGACTTGGAAACACGGCAAATGAATTGGTTATGGTTAAAGATAAAGCAAGGAGCCTGGAAGGTTATCTTTGCCGTTATAATGGTTGTGGGGATGGTCTTTTTTTTATATAATATAATCCGACCAACTAAAGACAAGACTCGCCTTTTAGAGGGCGTGCAGACAAAAGTTATAACAGCTATAAAAGAAAATGAAATTCGTGCTACACTAGAAAAAGATAAAATTGGAGCCATCAAGAAAATCTACGATCGTAAAATCAAGGACACAAAAAAGATTGAAGATCGTGAGGAAAGATTGAAAGCTTTGATCAGACTACACGAAGAACTAGATTTATAAGGAGACTAGTAAAATGGTAGACATCCCTACATTAGAGATTGAGGATTACGATCCTGACCTAAACGAAGAACCTGAGTCCGTTGAGGACAAGTCAGGTGGTGCCTTGACTTATGCTATTGTTGGCGCAGGTCAAGGTGGCGGTCGTATGGCTAAGGCTTTTTATGATATGGGTTATACAAAGACTATCGCAGTCAATACAGCCCGCTCAGATCTTAATGGTCTAGACATCCCAGAGGAACAAAAGTTCTTGGTTGATGAGCATGGCGAGCAAGGTGCAGGTAAGGATCAGGCTAAGGCAGAGGCTGCTATTGAGCGCAAGGAACAAGAAGTATTCAATAAGTTCCGTGAAGTGTTTGGTCCCAATGTTGACCGCATTATGATTTGTCTTGGTGTGTCAGGCGGTTCTGGCGGCGGTACCGTCAACACCCTTATTAAGGTAGCCAAGAAGTACTTCACATATATCGGCGTTGAGAACGTTGACGAACGTGTTGGGGTCATCGCTTCCCTTCCAACTGCTGGCGAATCAGCTTCTCCAACTGTAGCTAAGAACGCTCACACCCGCATCACCCAACTTTGCGGTCTCGCAGAAAAAGGAAAGATTGCTCCCCTTATTATGGTGGACAACGAGAAGATTAAAAAGCTTTACCCCAAACTCACAGTCAAGAAGTTCTGGACGACCATCAACAACACAGTCGCTGGTCTGTTCCATGTCTTCAACGTCCTAGCAAACCAAGACTCAGAATACACAACCTTTGATGCTACAGATTACGACAGTATTATGAAGCAACCAGGCTGTATGATTATGGGCGTTACTAGCGTCAAGGATGTCGAGAGTGAGACTGCTATCTCTAACGCCCTTAAAAAGAATCTAGAAAAGACTCTTCTTGCTGAAGGTTTCGACTTGACAACTGCTACAGGCGCTGCTTGTATTGTTGTAGGCGGTGAAGAGATCTTTGAAGAGACTGTTGGCCTTATGGACAGTATCGAGTTTGGCTTTGATACTTTGGCTGCTCTAACTGGCGGCGCTATCATTCACCGTGGCATCTACGAAGATGACAAGCGGGATAAACTTGTGACCTATACATTGGTCAGTGGGCTTAAACGCCCAGCCAAGCGTATCGAGGGTCTTAAGAAGTTTTTAAAGAAGTAATATGAGAATACTGGTTACAACAATATTATTGTTTTCCCTGAATGCTGCTGCGGGCGAGGTCACTGAATTCAAACCTCGCCCAGCGGCAGTTGAGGAAGGTACCGATACTTATGTCGGCATTCTGTTGAGCGAAGAAGACTTCCGTAAACTCCTGCAAGACAAGATCGACACCAATGCAAAAGTTGCAGAGTGCGATGTGGATACAAAGGTTTGCACTCGTCTTCAGGAGACGTACCTTTTGTCCATCAAAAATCTCGAAGAGACCATCAAACGGGATAACACCTGGTTTAGAAGAAACAAAGGAACTTTAGGGCTCCTATCTGGGCTTGTAATTGGCGTAGGAACGTCTATAGCAATCGTCAAGGCAGTCTATCAAGGACAGTAAATATGAAGAAAGATCCTAACTACATCGCTGCGGTCGAGAAAGCCATCACAGAAAAATACGGTAAAAACACCGTACAGGACTTCCGCAATGAATGGGAAGAGGAAAAAGAGAAAGAGTACCTAAAGCAACTCAAAGACAGATCCTCATCGACGGGAACAAAAAACAAAAAGTACATTACTGTAGAAGATGGCTCTGTACAGATAAAAAGACCAAACAAAGAGAAGGCAGCAGATAGAACCTGTCCAGTATGCAAAACATATTCATTTTCACAGAAGGACGACCTATATATGAATAGGTTTGAATGCTGTTATAAATGTTACGTTGACTTCGTTGAAGAACGAACAGATCGATGGAACGAGGGTTGGAGACCCACTGGCGAGCATTTACAAACTTATTTAAGGAGAAGAAAATAATGGCAACAGTCTTAGACATAATCAAAGGTTTAAATCAGGCAGCAGCAAATGCTTATGACGGAGCAGACCTTTCTGAAGATATTGGATTAAACAGGGAAGAGGGTGATCCCATCCTCGATAGTCGTGTAATGGACGGATTCTCTGTTCGCTTCGCCGCTGATAAAATGATTGTATCTTATCAGAGTGAGGTATCTCTCAAGGAGGTTCACCCTAGAGCCCAGTTTGAAAACGAAGTAGAGAGAAAGTTTGTTGACATTGTAAAGTTCCTTAAGAAAGAATATAAGAATATAACAAAAGATTCTGTAACTCTTACAGAGGTCGCCCCTTGTGATATGATAGTTCAGAGCACTTCTAGAGTTCGTTCTTGGGTACAAGCATCCAAGCAATACAGCATCGGTCAGATGGGTGATGTTGTTGCTGTTCGCCGTACTTCTGGTCAATCTGACGACCGACCACATGAACAAAAGTTTCGTGACTTTCTTGACCTAGCTTCTGATAAGCGCCCATCTAACGATACCTCCACCAAGAATCCTGAAACGCCGGAGGCATAATGCCATCGAGCAAAAAGGAGATAATGGCGGAGATCGTTCGCTGCGGCAAAGATCCGGTCTACTTTTGTAATCAGCACGCAAAGATCTCTCACCCCCTCCGGGGTTTAATCCCCTTTGACATGTATGAGTTTCAGGAAGAAGCTCTAAGAGATTTTAAAGAACATCGGTTCAGTGTCATCCTCAAGGCTCGCCAGCTAGGTATTTCTACCAGTGTGGCGGCTTATGTTTGTTGGATGATGCTATTTCATCGTGATAAAAACGTTCTTATTGTAGCGACAAAACTACAAACAGCGACAAACTTAGTCAAGAAAATAAAAGCGATACATAAGAACTTGCCAAGCTGGCTAAAGATCGCAAACATCAATATCGACAACAGAACCTCATTTGAACTGACTAACGGCTCTCAAGTCAAGGCTTCTTCAACTTCTGGTGACGCCGGTCGTTCGGAAGCCCTATCTTTACTGGTTGTTGATGAGGCAGCGTTTGTTGATGGTATGGAAGAGTTATGGGCTGGTCTTTATCCTACTCTATCAACTGGTGGTCGTTGTATCGCCTTATCAACTCCTAATGGCGTTGGTAACTGGTTCCACAAGACTTACACAGAGGCAGAGGAAGAGAAAAACGACTTTCACACAATCAAGCTTCCTTGGGACGTCCACCCCGAGAGGGACCAAGAATGGTTCGAAAAAGAGACAAGGAATATGTCTCGAAGAGAGATCGCACAGGAGCTTGAGTGTAACTTCAATGCTTCAGGCGAAACTGTAATCCACGGGGACGATTTAAAAGTAATACTTGAGAATGTAGGGGAGCCTAATAGAAGGACAGGGTTTGACAGGAACTACTGGATATGGAAAGAACCGCACCCTGGGCATCAATACATAGTAGTAGCTGATGTCGCCAGGGGAGACGGATCAGATTTCAGTGTAGCACATGTGTTCGATACTCAGAGTATGGAGCAGGTTGCCGAGTACCAAGGGAAGGTGACACCAGATATGTTTGCCCCACTATTATATTCTATAGCGGGTGAATACAATGATGCATTACTTATTATTGAAAATAACTCCCTGGGAATAGGGGTTCTTAGCCGCCTTCAAGATCTTGACTATAAAAATTTATATTATAGTGTAAAATCTACTCACGAATATGTTGATGAAGTGACCGCAGAAGCGGTAGGTGGAGTTCCAGGATTTACTATGTCTATGAAAACTCGACCACTTGTTATTGCGAAGTTTGAGGAATTCATTAGAAATAAACTAATTAACATTAATTCCATGCGCCTTGCGAATGAAATAAAAACATTTGTATGGCACAATGGAAGACCACAAGCAATGAGAAGCTATAACGATGATCTTGTGATAGCTGCATGTATTGGTTGCTGGGTTAGAGGAACAGCACTAACCGCAAATAAGCGGGAGGAGACCTATAAAAAAGCCTTACTAAGTGGTATATCTAAAAGCAATAAAGTTCTAAACACAAGGATAGAAGGTCAGCACGGATTCAAAGCGCAGCCTACTACATTCACAGGGACAGACGGAAAGACACACGACTTAGGTTGGATAATAAAGGGATAAAAAATGGCAGACGATTACAATACAAAAGACGACGCAAATAACCCACGCAATAAACAGTCTCCTCTATTTAAGAGGCTCACTAGGCTTTTCAGTGGTCCGATCGTAAACTACGATAGACCTGCGTTTACAAGATCTACTAGAAAAGATATTACGAAATATACTTTTACTGCCGGCACTGGTCGGGAGTTTAAGAAAAAAGAATATCATAATCCATTTGGCAATCTTAGTAACCAAGTTCTACATGCAAGAAGTAAGCAGATCCGCTACACTGACTTCGACCAAATGGAGTATATGCCTGAGATCGCTTCTACTTTAGATATTTATGCAGACGAGATAACAACATCAACGGCTCTTAACCCAATCGTTTCGATTGAATGTGCAAACCGTGAGATCAAAGATATTGTCAATACTTTATTATACACTGTCTTGAATATCGAGGCTAACCTTTTTGGTTGGGCAAGAGGTATGTGCAAGTATGGTGACTATTATCTCTACATGGATATCGACGACTCAATGGGTATCACAAATGTGATCCCTCTACCAGTTCGAGAGATCGAAAGAATAGAGGGTGCCGACCCAACAAACCCAAACTACATCCAATACTTCTGGACTGGCGCAGAGGGGAATAAGGGTGTAACCTTTGAAAACTGGCAAGTATGTCATTTCAGGGTCATAGGTAGTGACAAGTATGTACCAAACGGAACATCGGTACTAGAACCTTCTCGACGCATCTGGAGGCAGCTAACTCTACTCGAAGACGCTATGATGGCTTATCGTATTGTCCGCTCCCCTGAACGACGAGTCTTTTACATTGACGTTGGTAATATCTCCCCTGAGGATGTTGAAGGTTACATCGAACAAGTAAAAACACAGATGAAGCGCAACCAGATTGTTGATGAAGACAGCGGTCGTGTTGATTTGCGATACAATGCAATGAGTGTTGATGAGGATTACTACATCCCCATCCGTGGTGCGGCAAGCAACACAAGAATCGAAACCTTGGCTGGCGGACAGTTCACGGGAGATATCGATGATGTGAACTACTTGAGAGATAAACTCTTCTCAGCATTGAAGATCCCAAAAGCTTACTTGGCTCAATCTGACGCAATAGAAGATAAGACAACTCTATCACAAAAAGATATTCGCTTTGCTAGAACTATTCAAAGACTTCAGAGAACTGTCGTTGCTGAAATAGAAAAGATGGCTATTATCCATCTGTACACACTTGGGTATAGAGATGCGGATCTAACATCCTTTAAGATCACTCTAAACAATCCATCTAAGATTGCTGAGCTACAAGAACTCGAACATCTTCGTACCAAGTTTGATATCGCTGGAGCAGCAACCGATGGGTTCTTCTCGAAGCATTGGGTATATAAGAACATCTTTAAGTTAGATAATGAAGAAATAGATAGAATCCAAATAGAAATGTATGGAGATGCTCAGTTTGGCGCTGCTGTTGAAGAGGCTGGAACAATCCCTGAGACCGAAGGTGGCGCTGGCGGCGATGACCTTGGCTTAGATCTTGGTGGCGAAGGTGAGACAGACACACCAGAAGAACCAGCAGATGAAGGACCATTGTTGGCAGAACCAGAGCCAGGTCAGCGTGATGATGTACAAGGTCCACATCAACGTGGTCGGTACGCACCTGGTGCCAGAAAAAGAGCAGACCTTGCTTCTGGTGGCGGACAAAATGTAGCGTCCGTTGGGAATAAAAGAGCACTATATAGAGGAGACAATATCTCTAATCTTGCCCGCTCAATCAATTCTCTAGGAAAAGGAATAGTTAGAACTAGAGAATCGGTTGACAAAGAAGAACAAATATTGTTTAACAACCAGCTAGAGATCGATAGACTAATAGAACAACTAGGGACAAAAGATGAAGGTCAAGCATAATAAAAAAAGAAACACAGCGTTTTTATTTGAAGCTCTCGTCAGAGAAGTGACAAAATCTGTTGTCAAAAGAGATAAGCTAAGAACAAAAATCGCAAAGAGCATTCTAGCAGAGCACTTCTCCAAGGGCAAGCCTTTGAGTAGAGAAGTTGAGTGTTATGAGTCTATTGTCGCAGAACAGGGTATTGATAAAGATACTGCCGAGAAGATTTTGGCTATAGCTAAAGATTCATACAATGAACTAGACTCACAAGAGATCTTCCAAGAGCAGTCGAAAGTTATCAAAAAGATTAACACCCACCTTGACCGTGGCGTTTATAATAACTTTGTTCCAAACTATAGGTCATTTGCTACTATCGCTCAAGTTTTTGGCAATAAGGGAGGTATCAAAAGCCGTGTCCTTATGGAACAAGCAGTTGTTGAAGAGATGACAACTTCTAAAAATGAAAAAGAAGAGATGAAGCCTGTTGACTCTTTGGTCGTAAAGAGCTTCTCTGAAAGATTCAATGATCAATATGCTGGTCTTTTAAAAGAACAAAAAGATTTCTTAGGAAAATATATCATATCCTTCGGAACTAACGAAGTTGACTTCCGCCTTCATGCCGGGAAAGAATTAAAAAGAATCAAAGAAGAGGTTGAGAAATCTCTAGAACTAGATGAAGTAAACCAAGATGAAGAGATGATAAACACAACCAACCAAGTCTTGGAACAGATAGAGTCAATAAATGTCTCAAACCTCCAGAAGGAAGACATTCTCAAAATCTTGAAGTTACAAAAGCTAGTCAGCGAGTATCAGTCTGATGACAATTAAGATAAAGCTAAACATCCCAGAAAAGCCAGTACAGGCTCGGATACCGCTCAAGATAACGAAAACTCTTGATGGCAATCTTATCATAGATGACCATGAGTATATGGATATTGTAATCAATCCCAGTGAGGGTAAGGTTGTTTCAATGCCTAAGCCATATGCTGAAAAAGATGTATATGAATATCAAAGAGAGCTTATGTACCATTTGTTCAAGGGTGGTGTGACCGAGGCTGCTAACCCTAAGGCTGGGGTCTTGTTTGGTATGATGGAAACTCCTTATGTAGTCGATAACACCATCGGCGTAAACTCTCTCCAGGCAGTTTTGTATTTGATTAGCGAATACGTCAAGAAGAGTGTTAGTGACGATGAGTTCGCCAAGGAGTACGACAAGAACGTTGAAGATAGATTCGTTGATCCACCAGACTCTGAAACAACTGAGCCTGGAGAGATTCCACCACACGAAGATAATCCAGAGGCATATCAAATCGGTGATCCGACATATAGCTTTGCTGGTTATGGTTACCTCTACTAGAAAAGAGATAAATTGCAACTAATATATTTTATATTGTGCTCTTATGGCTTGACACAGATTTTAGTTTATTCAAAAATCCTTGCACCAATCCGCCCAACCCACTACTTCTTTGGCTGTCCAATGTGTATGGGTTTCTGGGTTGGTGTCGCTCTAATGAGTCTAAACCCATTTACAGAACTATTTACCTATGGTGTAAGCATAACTAATGCGGTGCTCCTAGGTAGCCTATCATCTGGAACATCTTATGCATTATGTTCGCTTATCTCAGATGGAGGTTTCCAATATGAAAATCGAAACAGAAGGAGCTTGGACAAGAAAATGGATGCTAAGACCAGTAACCAATTGTTGCAGGGGTAGTAGTATCGTGCGGGTAGCGCCCGCAGTCCTAAGGAGAAAAAAATGATTAAGAGACAAGTCTTACAAGAGTTTATGAACCTAGATTATTCCGGTAGTCTTCTCACAGAAGAAGAGCGCCAAGGGAATAAGGATGGCACTCATCTTATCGTTGCTGGCAAGATTCAGTGCGCTGGCGAGCCAAACGGTAACATGAGAATATACCCAGAAGGTGTACTTCGAAGGGAGATGCAAAACTACGAGAAGCTTGTCCGTGAAAAGCGTGCTTTCGGCGAGCTAGATCACCCAGAAAACCCAGTAGTAACTTTAGCAAACGTTAGTCACTTGATGACTGATATCTGGTGGGATGGCAATGACGTAATGGGTAAGCTTAAAATCCTCGACACTCCTTGTGGTATGATCGCAAAGCAGATTGTTGCTGGCGACGGCTGCTTGGGAATCTCAAGTCGTGGCACTGGGTCCACACATCAGAAAGATGGCTACACCATTGTAGAGGATGACTTCCAGTTGTTGTGCTTTGACCTTGTATCCGAGCCAAGTACTAGCGGAGCCTATCTTATGGCTGAGAGCAGAATACGTGCTCAGCTTACTAAAGCAGATCGAATCAATCGTGCTCTGAACGATATTTTACGGTAACAAAAAAAGAAGAGGTTATAATGAAGAAATCAGAACTTAAATCACTAATCAAAGAATGTATAAAAGAGGTTATCTTTGAGGAAGGTGTTCTAACCAATATTGTGACTGAAGTCGCAACAGGGATGAGAGTATCATCTACGGCTGGCATTGTCAACGAATCGCCAATGTCCCAGGTTACTTCACAATCAAACGCCCAAATGAAAGAGTTAGCTAGAATAAGCAATGAAGCCTCTAAGATGCTTGACAGTAATAGGGGCGAAGTAATGAAGGCTATTGGCAAGAGTGCTTATACTGACTTGAATGAAAAGTTTTCTGACCAAGGGTTTTTCTCTGGGACAAAGCCATTGCAAGAATCACAAGGAAAAGGCGGCGCATTGTCTGGACTACCACCAGGTGATGCCGGATTAGATATTACAAATATCCCAGGATTTCAAAACTGGGGCTTAGTTTCAAATAAAATAGAAAGCAAGAAATAATGAGAAAAAATAATAAGTTCAATAACAGAAGGCAAAGACCACTCGAACCCTGTGTTACAGTTCACGCAGAAGAGTGTAATGGAGATCCTGAAAAGATGGTTCGCCGATTTACTAAGAAGGTTAAGCGTGAGGGTATCATTGAAGAATGTCGTGATAGAAGGCATTTCAAGGCACCAAGCGAAACAAACCGGGAAAGAAAAGAGGCAAAGAAAAGAATCATAACTCAGGTGAATAGAAGAAGAAATGAACTACTTACACCTAGAGACAGGTACAGAAGGAAAAAACGATAATGGCTACATCACCAGATCAAAGCGCACACTTTCAAGGTTTTTACAATAGAAGTCCAGGGATTTCAAGTGTAGGGTCTTATCAGGCTGCTGGCACACCTTTTCTAACGGGAAGTGTAGTTGCCAACGGTGCAGAGGTTCAAGTTGATTTTCCAAATGTGACAAAATCTATTACAGTCATCAATAAAGATGCCTCGGGCAATGACGCTATCAGGGTTCATTTTGCTCCTCAGGCTGATGCTTGTGATCCCGCTAAGCTACATTTCATCACACTTGATGCTAAAAACTCATCAGTAACAATGAATGTAAAGGCAAAGTCTATTTGGATTTCAAATGACTCAGGTGCTTCAAGTGACTTTCAATTGTTTGCAGAGTTAACAGGGATTGATGAAGGCGCTATGTGGACCTTGACCGGCGCTGGCATTGACGCATAATAGGAGGGTGTAAGAATGGGATTCGGAAGCGGCGGCGGATACAGACCATCTCCAAATAGCATCTCAGGTGATGCTACAATTGATGGGCAACTTGAAGTAACAAGTACAACAGATCCTCAGATAAAGATAAATTATGATGGGTCCAATAGTGCTGATATAAGTATTAGTAGTGGTGGCGATATGACTATCGCACCTACTCGTGACTTAATTCTTGACCCTGCCGGCGGTGATGTTTTCTTTGAAAGAGCAGGGAACAGACTAAGAGTTGAAATGTCAACCGGAACCTGCTTTTTGCAAAACGAAGTTAATAACGGAAATATTGGATTTAAAATAAATACTGAAAATGGGTCTATTGTTGAGTTGGCTCGTTTTGAAGCTGCTGGCGACGGTTCGCTTTTAATGGATACTTCTGTACCAATCCAGTTCAGAGACACGACAACAGATATTAGCTCTCCTTCTGCCGGAGTCCTTCAGATAACCGCACCAGCACTAGCTGTAAGCAATGATATAGTTCTGACGGCCCCTACTGTCCCAGGCGCTGCCGGTGATCCTGGTGCCCCTGGGCAAATCGCTTGGGAGAATGATGGCGGCACTGGATACTTGTATATCTGCATTGCTGCAAATACTTGGCAAAGAGTGGCACTCGCCACCTTCTAGTAGAAAATTAGTCTTTTAGATTTATAAATAACTATTTATTCTTGATGTATTTTCATCAGACAAGGGGATATATTTATGTCTAATATGCTAGAACAAGCAATCATCGATGCCCAAACACTACGTGAGGCTGCGATCAAGAACGCTGAAACAGCAGTGGTAGAGAAGTATTCTGACGAGGTCCGAGAGGCTGTCAGCAGTCTTTTAGAACAAGACGATCTTGATCTTGGGCTAGGACTAGACGAAGAACCTACTGCAACTGACACACCTGCGGAACTATCACCAGAGACAGAAGAAACCGTAGACCAAGCCCCTGCTGCCCATCTTTCAGAAGACGAGACCGTCGTCATTGACTTGAACGACATCGGCGCTACCTTGAGCCAAGAACTAGCTTCTGGCGAAGCTCAGCCCGACGATGGCGTTGAACGTGAAGAAATGTTCGACACTCTAAAGATCGACGACGAAGAAGAAACCGGGACTGATCTAGAGCAAGAAGCTCCTGCAAATCGTTCTGATGAAGAAATTGAGCTTGATGAAAGCGTATTAGTAGACCTCTTTAAAGAGATCCTAGCAGTTGACGTACCACAAGGTGACATCAACATGGCTCTCGAAGAGGAGCCCGAAGCCGACCTAACACAAGATGAGCTTCAGGAAACTCCCCCAACCGACGGCATGGATAAAAAAGATGTAGAAGAACTACACGCCAAGTTGGAACAAGAGAACGACGAACTAAAAGAACAAGTAGCTAAGTTGACAGAAACATTAAACGTAGCTAAACAAACATTTGAAAAATTAAACTTGCATAATGCAAGATTATTGTATGCGAACCGTGTACTATCTGACTCCTCCCTGAATGAGCAGCAAAAGAACAAAATTGCTGAGATGGTTGATAAGGCACAAACAGTAGAAGAAGCGAAGTTGGTATTTGAAACCCTTCAAAAGACAATGGCGACAACCAAGAGGGTTGCTCCACAATCATTGTCTGAAGCAGTATCTAAATCCTCCTCAATTATTCTTGGCGGGAATCGTAGAGATGAACGCACTACTGAAGATAACCCAACAAAAAATCGTTGGGCTACTCTCGCAGGTCTTAACAAATAAACTGATAAATCATTTAAGGAGATATTAAAAAATGTCAGTATTAGAAACACTCACAGAAGGCATCAAGGCTCGTTCCTTGTCCAATGAGGGTGAAGCACTTCTAGGGAAGTGGGAAAAAACTGGTCTTCTTGAAGGTCTAGGCGATGTTACACGTAGTAACATGGCTCGTCTTCTAGAAAACCAAGCAGCCCAACTCCTCAAAGAATCCAGCACAATGGCTGCTGGTGACGTCGAAGGCTTCTCCGCAGTTGCATTCCCAATCGTCCGCCGTGTATTCGGTAACCTTTTGGCACAGGATCTTGTATCCGTTCAACCAATGAGCCTACCTTCAGGTCTCATTTTCTTCCTAGACTTCACCTATGAAGCAATTAGCGCCCCTGCTCTTGGTGGCGCTGTAGACGGCGAATCACTATATGGTGGTAACGTAGTCGCTAGCCAGTTGACTGGTGGTGTTGACTTGGGCAGCGCAACTACTGCTGCTTCTGCCCCAGAAAAGAGCTTCTATGCTCTAAATCAAGGCTTTGCTCAGGCATCTGCCTCTGTTGATATCAATGCTAGATTCGACGCTCTTGCAGCACCTCTCGACGCTGCTCTAACAATGGTCAACATTTTAGCTTTGACACCCGCACAAAAAGCCGACGTCTTGAACACTCGCCTCAAGAACGATCCAGACATCATTGCTGCTCTTCAAGATGGCGCTACAGCAACTGTTCGTTTTTACGAGCTACCTGCTGCCGACATTACTGCGGGTATGCCAGGGTTCGATTTCGACAATATGGTCGCTTTTGATATCGACAACACCCCTGCTAGTGGTCGTGGCGTCCGTCGCTTGACTTACTTGGATGCCAATGGCAAGATGCAAGTAACAATCTTCAGACCTGACGGTGCTGCTGTCCTAGCTGGTAATGCCAGCGCTGTTTACCCAGTAAGAGACACCTTTGCTGATGCAAGTGCTTTGGGTGGCGTAAAGGGCGACAACGCAGCCCCAGGTTGGCCTCTAGAGGCTCAGGACGAGCTTAACGAGATCGACATCAAGGTTGACTCCGTTGCTGTAACAGCTATCACCAAAAAGCTCAAAGCTAAGTGGTCTCCAGAACTAGCTCAAGACTTGAATGCTTACCACAACCTCGACGCTGAAGTTGAGTTGACAAGCATTCTTTCTGAGCAAATCGCTCTTGAGATCGATCGTGAGATCCTCAACGATCTCGTACAAGGTGCAACAGCCGGTACTCTTTACTGGTCTCGTAGCCCAGGCAAGTTCGTAGATCGTGAAAGCGGTCTTCTTGCTACAGGCACAAACTATCCTGACTTCACAGGCACAGTTTCCGAATGGTATGAAACTCTACTTGAGACAGTCAATGATGTAAGTGCTCGTATTCACCGTAAGACACTTCGTGGCGGCGCTAACTTTGTAGTTTGCTCCCCAGAAGTAGCTTCCATTCTTGAGTTCACCAGCGGCTTCCGTGCTTCTACAGCAGTAGACAGCGACACAGCCGGCTCCTGGGGTGCTCATAATGTTGGTTCCATTAGTCGCAAGATGGACATTCATGTAGATCCATACTTCCCACGAGCAGTAATTCTCGTAGGTCGTCGTGGCAGCAGCTTCCTAGAAAGCGGCTACGTTTATGCTCCTTATGTGCCACTACAGGTCACACCCACCATCTTCGGTATCGAGGACTTCGTACCTCGCAAGGGCGTTATGACACGCTATGCCAAGAAGATGGTACGTCCTGACATGTACGGTTTGGTCATCTGCAAGGATCTTGTAAGAGACGTTGCTGATTCCTAATCAGGCAAATAAATAGTATTCTTCTGAATATTATTTGAGATTACCTCGTCCTTGTGACGGGGTTTTCTTTTTTAAGATAAACCTTTGTGGAACTCAAAAACTATTTATACAATATATGAGGGTCAAAAATGCCAACTAACTTACAGCCATTGAGCACCACGAGCGCAGTCGTCTTACCATCCGCAGGTACCCCAGGCGATGTTCAAGCGGCTCTAGCTTATAACATTTACACAACAAACGCATTCTACAGTGGTGCCGCTGATCAGGTCGCATACACTTATAATAAGCTCGGCGGGAATGTCCTAGATCTAGAGATCACCCCAGCAAATGTTTATAATGCCTATGAAGAGTCTTGCTTGGAATATTCTTATCTAATAAACACTCATCAATCCAAAAATGTCCTCTCCTCTCTCTTGGGGAACGATACAGGATCTTTTGACCAGGATGGTGAATTCTCTGAATATGTTCATGGCACAGATTCAAATCCAAACTTAAAGTACCCAAGATTCCAATTGGGGTACATTAGAAATATTGGCGATAGTGTTGGGACTTTGGCAGGTGTGGGTGGAAACCATACAGTTTATTCCGCATCTTTCACTACTGCGGATGATGTTCAAGATTATGATCTGCAAAAGATTATCTATTCTGCTTCACTGGAAGCTACTTCTCCTTTCCACGGTAAGATTGGCAAAAAAGCATTGACAATACAGAAAGTTTACTATAAGACACCTGCTGCTATGTGGAACTTTTATGGTGGCTATGCTATTGGCGCTGTAGGCAACTTATCAACATACGGGATGTATGCCGACGATAGTTCTTTTCAGTTGGTGCCTTCTTGGCAAAATGTCCTTCAAGCTTATGCTTTTGAGCAGGACCTTCATGTAAGAGCTTCTCATCACTCATTCCGTATAAATAATAATAAGCTAAGAATATATCCTTCCCCCAGGGCTAAATCAGAATTCTGGGTAGAATTTAGGGCGGCAGAGGATGCTTTCACTGAAGAATCAGACCGCAAGTATGGTGCAGATGGAGTTAATAATATGAACTCATTGCCATTTCCCAATGTTCCTTACCAGAACATTAATAGTATTGGTAAGCAATGGTGCCGACGCTTTGCCCTATCTCTAGCCAAGGAGACCCTTGGTCAAGTAAGATCTAAACTTGCTTCGATACCAATCCCTAATAATGAGATTACGCTAAACGGTCCAGCACTCGTATCCGAGGCAAAAGAAGAACAAGCAAATCTAAGAACAGAACTCAAGGAGACATTGGACCAAATGGTGTATGCTGCACTTGCTGAACAAGACCAGAGGTTACAGAATAGCGCAGCAGATATTGTCCAGAAGATTCCAACTGGCATATACGTAGGGTAAGATAAATGCCTCAAAACAGATGGACTCAACCTACTCAGCCACCACCACCGCTTTTTGTAGGGAAAGCAGAAAGAAACTTTGTAAAGCAACTCAATGACGAGGTCATCGAGCGTGTTATTGGTCAACAGTTACTTTACTTTCCTATAGACAATAACAGAACAAAATACCACCCAGTTTATGGGGAAGCAATAGATAAAACATTCTTACCACCAGTAAGAGCTTATTCATTAGTAGAGTACGTCGGACCAAACGGAGTACAGGAAGAGTATGGCTTTGATAACATATACAGTATCAATGTACACTTCCACAAGAGAAGACTAACAGAAGATCAGGACTTGTTTGTACGCCTAGGCGACTTTGTTCAATATGATCAGATGTTCTTTGAGATTGTAGATACACTTGAGCCAAGATATCTCTTTGGTCAGGATAGTGACTTTGCTGATGGCACTTCCCTAGAGGTGACTGCTGTATGTCGTCAAGCCCGAAGTGGTCTATTCAACCCTGCCGGAAGTCTCGGCGGTCACAACAAGAGAATGTAGGATTTTATAAATGCCAAAGAAGACAAAGCTAGATCAAGATTTGAAAGCAGACTACAGTTTGAAGCCCTCAACATTAGAGGACATCGACGCTGCCATTTATGAGTTCGTAAACGACTCTCTAAATGTATTTTGCGATACAAATGAAGGCTTCGAGAAAGTACCTGTTATCTTTGCTGGTGCCGAAAGGGCATACCAAATAAAAAATCAACAAGAACTAAGAAAGAATGGTAGATCCTTAGAGTACCCTATCATTTCTATTATTAGGACTTCGCTAACCAAGAACCCAGAGAATAAAGGAAGGTACGGTGTGTATATCCCGCCATACTTTGACTTCTATAAGAAAGGTGGTGCTGTACCAATCGCTAGACAAGTCCAGCAGGGCAAGTCAAGAGAGCGTGCGAATGCAACTGCTGTCAGGAAATATGGTCAGAGCACCTTTCCATTCGATAATGAGAAAGTTGTTTATGAGACCTTGTTCATACCAAACCCAACATTTGTTGAGCTTGTGTATCAAGTAAAGATGATCTCCAACTATCAGCAACAGATGAACCAGATGTTGGCTCCCTTTTTATCTGAGTTCTCAACTCCTGCTGTGTTCAACATAACTTACGAAGGAAACACCTATGAGGCTTTTGTCGATCCTGATTTTGCCAATGAAAGTAATAACGCCGCACTTGGAACGGATGAGAGAGTATTCAAATCAACCGTAACCATCAAGGTGTTGGGGCACATAATCGGCGCTGACAAGAACCAAGAAACCCCATCTGTTGCTGTAATAGAATCTGCTGCCGAAGTAACGATAGGCAGAGAGCGAACAGTTACGGGAGACAAGCCGGAATTCCAGGCACAAAGAAAAGATAAATATAGACGCTAACCATAATAAGATATTGGTGGGTGTTTGGATTTATCGGTTACTATTTATTATTAGCGTTTAGTATGTTTTATACTACAAAATAGCGATTTAAAAACACACCGAGGAGAAGGATTATCAATGGCTGACAACTCTTCAAGAAAGTTCAAATTTATATCCCCAGGGGTATTCATCAACGAGATCGATCAATCTCAACTGCCCGACACACCTGGCGCAGTTGGACCACTAGTTATCGGCAGATCCAGAAAAGGACCTGCTGATAAACCTGTTACTGTAGATTCCTTTTCTGACTTTGTTCAGACATTTGGTAACCCAGTTCCTGGTGCTCAGGGTGGCGATGTATGGCGTGAGGGCAACTTAACTGCTCCTACCTATGCTGCATATGCTGCCCAGGCATGGCTACAGAATGGTTCACCTTTGACATTTATTCGTGTCTTGGGTGATAACTCAACTAACGCTTCTGCTGGTGGTAAAGCTGGTTGGGAAGTTGGTGACTTTGCTACTAGCGGGACTGAAGCAGAAAAGAATGCTGCGGGCGGTGTCTACGCTCTTTGCGTATGGCCTTATAACGGCTCGGACGCTTCGCCAGGGGTCCTAACTGGATCAGTGGCTGCTCAGATTTACATGAACCATGGTCGTGTTTTGCTCAAGGGCAATACTGGTAAACCTGCATCTACTTTATTGACGTATGTACCCGATGTCTCGCCTATCGCTGACCTTGCTACCAAGCCTCTTGCTTTAACCTTGGGCACTCAAACCTATTCTGCTACTTTTGACGCTGCTGTCAATGTCGCAGATTCAACTAGTACCAAGATCGGTCTCGCTGATGCTGTACCAGGCACAGTTTCCACGGCAATTGCTAACAGCCTAAACGCAGCCGCTGCTGCGGGCTTTCCACTGGTTGCCGCCGTCGATGCGACCAACAATCTTGTTGTAAATGTCTTTGGAACCACTATTGGTACTGATGATAACACCAAAACATTTACAAGTACTGCAATCCCTGCCAAGCTTACCGCTCCTGCTTTTGCCGGCGGCGTCGCTGCCTCGACCGCACAAGACGGATCTACAATATACGAGATCAATAGTCTTGATGACATCACACTCGTGTTCACGGGTAGTGAAGGCGGTCAATTTTCGGAAGAAGTGACGGTAAGTCTTAATAGGGACCAAGAGAACTTTATTCGTAAAGCTTTGAATACTAACCCAACAATAACAAACAGTGCAATCACAGACGCTTCATCAAAAGCTTTCTACCAACGAGGTGTTTACTTCCTCGGTGAAACATTTGAAAACTCTCTAGTTGATAAGACTGCCTCTAACTCCATCGGTGTTTTAGACGGTGGCACTGCTTCTGCTACTAAGTTTTATGCTGCTATGTTGCCAATGGCTGTTCAGCAAGCTGCTGATCTCAATGCTACTAAGCAGCAGAGCAACTTCCGTGGCGCTGCTACAAGAGCTTCTACAGGTTGGTTTATTTCTCAGGATCTTAGTTCCAACAACTCTGGCTACCAAGCGAAGGCTCAACAGAAGCTTTTCCGCCTTGAAGCTCTAAGCGCTGGCGAGTCAACTCAACGGGAAATAAAAATATCTATTGCTAACATCAAGGCTCCAGAGGGCGACTATCAGGACTACGGTTCCTTCTCTGTGATCATTCGTGATCTACAGGACACAGATAACCGCCCATCAATCATCGAGCGTTACGACGGTGTAACACTAAACCCTGCCGCTGATAGCTATATTGCTAAGCGTATCGGTGACAAGTACATGGTCTATGATGAGAATGACAAGCGCCTTGTAGAGTACGGCGAGTTTGAAAACAAATCAAACTTTGTTCGTGTTGTCGTAAACGACACCGTCGCTGCTGGTAGCGGTGAACGCCGTTGGTTGCCTTTCGGCGTCTTCGGTCCTCTCCAGTATCGCAGTGTTGGTATTGTCAGTGGTTCAAGTGGTTTCTCCACAGACCTAGACACTCCTTTATCGGCTTCTCGTGGTGATATGCTTACAATGCTACTTGGTGGCTCTGATGCTAACTATGGAAACATTGGTCACCTAACAAATACAATCGACATTGTAGACGTTCCCACTTTCGGTGGTTACGGAACAAACGCATTTAGCGGCTCGATTGTGTTCCCATCTGTGCCACTACGTGGTCAGAGCAGTTGGGGTAAGCCAAGATCCCTTAATAACACCTATTGGGGTGCTTGGACAGGCAGATCTGGCGATGATACATTCTTCTCGCAGCAGATTGTTGACTCCTTAAGAGTTCGCTCTGCTGACGTAACATCTTTTGGCGAAGCTGCTAACCCATCTTCAACAGATTATGATATTGAGGGTGACACTCCAACAAGACAGACTTCCTCCGCACTAGCCATCTCTTGGGTATTCTCCCTGGATGATGTCCAGCAGCCAGCAAGCGGTGTTTTCACATACGCTAGCGGCTCTCGTAATGCTGGTACTGCTATCAGTGCTCAGGTTGGAAACTCTTACAAGGACGTCCTCAGCGGCTCGATCGACCGATTCACGACCACCTTACACGGCGGTTTTGACGGGTATGACATCACTGAGCGTGAACCTTTCGCAAATAGAAAGATCGGCTCAACAGAAGAAAGTTCTTATGAACTCTTCAGCTTGAGAAAAGCAATCAACATTGCGTCTGACAAAGACTTTGTTCAGATGAACGCTGTTGCTATCCCAGGTGTTTGGAAGAGTGTTGTGACTGATACCCTGCTTGACGTAATCGAAGAGCGTGGCGATGCCCTAGCTCTCGTAGACATTCAGTACGGTTACACACCAAGTACTGAAGACACAGGATCCGCTCAGACTAGAAACGCAGCCAATACGCCTGCTCAAGCAGCAGATGCATTGGCTGATCGTAGCATCAACAACAGCTACGGCGCTACATACTATCCTTGGGTTCGTATCCTGGACACAAACTCAAACCAGAACTTGTGGGTACCACCAACAGTTCCAGCCTTGGGTGTTCTTTCTTCTACTGATAGAATCAACGCTCCATGGTTTGCTCCTGCTGGGTTCACCCGAGGTGGATTGAGTGAAGGTGCTGCCGGTTTGCCAGTCTTAGATGTTTCTAGAAGACTCACATCAGATGATCGTGATAGACTCTACGAAAACAACATTAACCCAATCGCTAAGTTCCCTGCTGAAGGTATCGTAATCTTCGGTCAAAAGACACTACAGCAAACAGAATCTGCTCTCGACCGTATCAACGTTCGTCGCTTGATGATCTTCTTGAAGCGTGAGATTTCATTCATCGCTTCCCGC